GTATTATTCATCTGTGGTACATATGTATTATATGTGGTTAAACCTGAGTTATAAAATGCACTAACTTTTCCTATTGGGTTCTTCAACTCGTAAGTCCATGTTACATAAAAGTATCCTGGTATTATCTTCTGACTACTTGCATTTGTACAGCCTATTGCCATTGCTATAAATAAGAAAGGATTGGATTTTACATCAAAATTACCTCCTATTCTGTACAAATTATATTGCAAATTACTTCTAGGCTTGATTACTGTTGTGTGTGGTACATAACATTGAGTTAGAAATCCACCATTTGATGTTCTTAAACTTTGTTGGATATTATCTGAAGCTATTCCATCGTCCCAAATTGTACCTCCTATAACATTACCTTGTTGCGTGACGGCACACATTGGTATATATGATATCTTAAATGACATTGGTCGATAATTCTGGTATCCACTAGCTAGTGCTGCTATTCTAGTTCCTATCCAATAAACTGGATTTGCTGGTATAACTGCTATTACATTGGTTGTTTGTACTGGTGAGGTAAGTGTATCAGGTATAGAGTAAATTAAGTCACGTCCAGAAACCCTCACTGAATTTCCATCTTGTCTAATTATAGTAAATCGTCTATTCATAGATTTTGCACTAGCTGCAGCAATTCGCCTACTTGGTATGATATTGCGGGTCATACGAAAACGGGTGTTGAATCTTCTGGGTCTAAGTCGAGGTCTGTTACTACGCTTATTAATCTTTTTCTTCTTATTGAGATTTTTAGACTTAGTATTCTTATTCTTCTTAGAGTTCATCTTATAAATTTTTATTTGGTGCTAATAATGTTTTTAATTCTTGAGAATCAAATTCAATATCTATCTGGTCATTTACAATGTCTAATTGATCTTGGTTGTATAATCTGTTAGATGCTTTTTCATAGGCTTTCATTGAATCCCAGTAGTTATCAACTATAAGAATTACTTGATTCCTAAATTTTATGCAATCTATAGAATTAGTATCTTCTAATGGCAAAGTAATACGGTCATCTCCATGGGTTGTTTTATAACCATATTTGATAATATCAGATTGTTGGATTTTATAAGTTGATTTTATATCGTTATAAACATCTCTATATAAATCGCACATTGTATCAAAATAATGTATTCCTTTATAACTTGATTCTAATGCTGTTATTTGATCTTGAATGTATTGTAATTTTTGCATAGGTGTATATGATTTCATTTTCCTTGAATATTTACTTAATGTTAAAAATTTAGCAGGATCTCGTGTAAGCCTTATTTTAGTCTCTTCCTTATTAATATACCATGCTCTTAATGAACAAAATTTGATTGAATTAGGCCATCCAAATTCTAAAAATTTGCATATTTGTCCTAAACCGAATTGTCTGTTGTCAAATTTATCATCAGGGGATTCAGGTTTTGGTAGGAAATAACGCCAATATGCTTCTTCTACTTGAGAATCAGAAATATGTGTTGGATTAAACATTGTGGTAAAATCATCTCCTTTACTGAATGCCACGTAATCATGACCATATTTGTATCCTGCTCGATCCATTACATAACGATTATACAAGGCCATTCTTATGGTATTTGCTAAAGTTGTGTCACAATCTCCTGAAAATACGGTACCTAATATTGAATATGTTAACAAAGTTTTCTTTTTCTTGGTTTGACGATCTATATATTCTATGTTCATGGTTTTGTAATAAGATTGTGAAAATCTCAAGAATAACTCCTTCCACTTATTA